TAATTCGTTAGAATTACTTGCTTCGACTTCAACTGATTCGGACTCCATGTCCTGTGCAGAAACTTCTTCCGTTATTTCTGTTTCTACTTGGTCTTCTGGAATTTGTTCTTCACGAGTTTCCATTAAACCTTGTAGTGCTTCCTGAGCCGATTTCACATCTTTAACAGGTGTGCCACCGAATCTAGAATCTTGTGTAGGGATATCATCTTTTGCCATGATTATTTACCTCCCTTTAAATCGTTTTCAACTATTTTGCCATTCTCCATAGTGTTCACAAGTACATTTTGTGCTGTGAGTACACCACGAAGTGAGAAATATAAAGACTCTCTTTTACTAGATTCTTCTATCTCTGTTCTAATCCATTGTTGAAATATATCGTTTTGGATTACTTCATAAGATTTTATTAATAAAGGGTCTTTAAGCAACCTTTCGGCATCTTGCCCTTCCTTTATTTGATTATCTTTGTCTGCCATTGTCTTCTCCTATTTGGTTGATTCTATCCACAAAGTCTGTGGTTATAGTTTTTCTCCCAGCGAGATAACCCTGAATATCATTCCTAGGAATAGATGTCTTCAAGCATACCTCATTAATTGAAAGTCGATATTTCAACATTAGTTGTTGTAATTCTGTTTTTGTCAGTTCTGACTTTATATCAAATTTAGACAAATTATTTCTTCTTTTTATTGTTTTTAATTGGTGGTCTTCCTTTTTTGTTTCCGTAAGTACCTTTTCCTTTTGGCATTATAAGAACCTTAATATTGCGTGAAACTTATCGCTTAACATAACGAAAACAACAATAGCTCCATACGTTATATATTTAAATCTAAATACTTCTACCTTGACATCTCTTATATCTGTTTCTATATGAGCTAAATGATTATTCTTAATAATTCTAATATCATTTTTAATTAATTCTATTTCTAAGTTAAGTTCGTTTAAGTCTTTCATGCTAAAGGCAACCTCTTTCGTTTAGGATAAATCTCTACAGCTTTTTTTACAGCTACTTTTTGTTTATCCCCTTCTCTAGTTAAGTTCTTAATTTTCTTAGAAACTAATTTATTTCTCTCAATTCTTCCATATCCAGAATGTGTAGGGAATCCCATTAGCTTGGTCCTATTCCTATAGGTCTGTTTTGTACGGACTCTAAAGCAAGTTCTTGTTCATTAAGTTCTAGTTGTGATTTCTTAATTTGTAACTCTTGTTGTTTAAGAGCAAGATTAATTACAGCTTCTTCTTGTTTAAGTTTTAACTCTTGAGTTTTAAGTTGAGTTTCAATTTGTAGTTCTTGAGCTTGTAATTGTAGTTTTTGTAATTCTACTTGAGCTTTTTGTTGGGCTACTTTTTCTTCAAGTGTTGGTTCTGGTGGTGGTTTAGGTGGCATCGTTTCAGGATTAGATATAAACTGATCTGAATTTTTATATCCTGATTGAGCTATAAACTCACTTACTGCATTATATATATTCTGTGGAGTAACTAATGAACCCATTCCTCCATTTTGAACTAAACCTTGTATTATTTGCATAATAGAACCCATAGTTTGAGTCTTAGCTGATTGACTACCACTACCGACTCCAACATTAATAGTACAATTTAATTTTTCTTTCCACTTGGAAACATCTATGGGTACAAACTTACCATTAAGATAAGCTATTTTCTTTCTATCTTCATATCTTTGCACTAGGGCGTATATGCTCCTAAATAGGTCCTTAATGCCTGTTTCTGCAAACATACGTGCTATGAGCTCAATCCTTTGCATAGAGGACTCTGTCGCTGCTGATATTGCCCCTGAAGTCACATGTGAGTTAAGTACATCTGGATTTAATCCTTGAGTCATCTTAGATACACCACTTCTTTCTTCTCTAATACCATCTAGGTATTGAACCATTTGGAAAGCATAAGGTTGTATTTGAGGAGTAGGTAAAGCTGTAACAGCACCTGGTGATCTCATTCTTACTATACCACCTGGTTTAGAAGATAATAAATCATCAAGTTCTACTTGTCCTGCTAAGACTGCATATCTTGCATTGTTAGTTAAATACATATTATCAAGAAGATTTCTCATGATAGTAGATTTAATTAACTGTATATCTTGTACTGTATCTGCAATACTCATTCCATGAAACTTATGAGGTATTGGTAGTGGGCATATAGTAGAGAAAGGAATTGAATCTATTTCCTCGTTATCTAAAATAACATCTCCACCCTTTGTAATCTTTCTTAATTCTGCAATGCCATCACCATCGTAATCGATGTGCATGTAACATTCTTCAATCCAAACTTTTCTTGATGCTCCTTTACCCTCTTCTGCTGGAACTGAATCTTCATCAAAGCCAAATCTAGCTTGTCTTTCTTCATTCCATTCTGCATTGTTGTGGGTATAGGTAGGTAAATCTTCTACAATGCTTTTAGAATATCCTTCTAAAATTAAATCACTAACAGATTTTTTAACTCTATGACATACAAAACTAGCATCTTCAATAGAAATTGCTCTTCTTGATACTAAAAATTCTTCTGGTGGAACGGATAAAACTCTTACCTGTCCATCTATAGTTACTTTTTTAACCTTAACATCATGCTCAACAACCTTTGGACTAACTAAAGTTCCATAGTCATCTACCTGTTGTTTCATAACAATAGTTTCTGTATGCTCTATGACTTCTAAGTCATCATTTACTAGGATTGATTGATACTCAATCTCAGTTAGGTTCGTGTACGTTTCAGTAGAAACCTCTTTTTTTTCTTCCCAGAAATGTTTAATGACTCCAGTCTTACTTATCAAAGCATCTTTAAATACATCATACAAGACTTTAAATCCATTATTTTGTTTATTAAAAACATAGTTAACATAATCAGTTGCTTGTTGAGCCATTTCGACATCTTCAGGCCCTTGAGGTTCAAATTCAGCTACATTATTATGAGTAGTAAATATACGCATAAGACTAGGCATAATGTATTCAATAGTATCTCTTACATCAGTTGTAACGATTTCACTACGACCTTCTATTTCATTACCAAAAGGTTCTCCAAGATAATACTTCATAGCTTCTTCTCTTTGAGCAGACAGTTCTGTATTGAAGTTTCCTGAAGCAGATTCTATTTCGTTACTTAATTGTGAAGCTAGTTCATCATCAGTCATTTTTTTGGTTTTAGCCATTTATTTTTTAACCTTGTAAAATCTATCTTTTAATCTTTGTGCTGCTGAAGTATCTTGTTTTACATTATATCCAGCTTTATTTAAATTTCTTCTTATATCATTATCTTTTAAATTACGAGAATTTAAGCCTTGTCCGTATTTTCTTTTACTAAGTGCATCACTTATTCTATTTTCTTTTCTTTCTGCGTGAGTTTCTTGTCTGGCTTTAATAAAAGCTTCCCTCTGTAAATATTTTTTATTAGCTCTTTCTTCTCTACTCATTCTATTCCATTCTTTATCAGAAATATTAAAATAGTTTTGTGCTAGTGTTCCCATAATTTTCTCCTATACTATGGCTACATCAGGGCCTAATCTACCCTTACTGTTCCATCGTGAATTTTTAGTTGTTGAATGTCTTAGGCTCAATGCAGCGTATCTTGTAGCCGACATTAAATCATCTTTAAGTTTAACTAGCTTTCCATCTTTACGATGATACATACGATACTCCTCAAACCAGTCATAAAGGGTATTAAATACTTTAAATTTTCCATGTTCCATTCGGTCTAACATTTCCATTAGTCCTGACTCTACACTATTTCCCCCTTTCTTCTGTCCGATTGCAGGAGGATTCTCAAAATGAAAAGGTAACATATTAACTCTAGCATCTCTATATTGCTCGGCTAGGGTAACACCACTTCCTTTATCGTGTTGATAACCATCGTGTGGCCATACTATAGGGATATAATCACTCCCATCTCTTTCATTGATGTGAGAACCATGATAACTCGGTATTTGTTTAGCCATTCTATAACAATCATAAACGTAGACAATGTCTTTATCTCTATCCCATGCTAACCATGCAACGGCAGTAGGGTGATCGTAGCCAAAATCTATTGCT